ATGTACAGGCGAGACGTCTGACTCTTAAATTTATGACCTGGTTAAAACCTACGAGACAAGCTCGTAGTAAAAATACCAGGGCACTCCTTAGAGAGCCAAGAACTTGTCTCGTGACGCGCTAACGCCACACACAGGGGCCATCCCTGTGATTCTATAAATGTTTAATTAAACTTAGATATAGTATCGGAAACCTTTTGTTTTACACTCAAGCGATTTCCTTACGTGGAACTTGAAATAACCTATGTAATTTTATACTATAAATAGGACTATAGTTTGACACTAGAGGACTTTACGTAGTCTCGTTGAGAGTATATCTATAATAGATAGGGACTCCTACGAAACCAAACAATGTATAATCCTCACCCACAGCATCGTATTGATAAACGATCGGGGCCACACTTTGTGTCGAAGTACTAACTGAGCGGACTCGCACTTGGTGCGAGTTGCAATCCATCGTCTGCGCGTACACATTTCGTGCGGGGCTGAACCTATGTGGACGGTAATATGGTAATTCTACTTCCAGTGTGTTATTTACGCCACAATTAGTAGTGGCGGTTCCTGCACCTCCTCCAATGTTGAATCTTGACGACAGATATTTATTTTGCGTATCGGTGTTAGAGGCAAAAGCCAATTCCGATGAAAAAATGTTTCCATTATCCGCATTTCTGTATCCTTGTCTCACAACTAATGGTGCTGCATCCTGCGCATTTTCAAACAAGTACTTCTTCCTAAAAGCACCGCGCACGCCAGCATATGATGGCTGGAACCAGTTCGAAAAGCTTGATGCTCCGACTGTTATATTCGCTCCGCCAGATGCTGACTGATCCACACCCGTTGGATCCCATCCGGTGAAGTATGGGCCATTCTTGTTACGTAACCCATTGATACGCATTGTATCTGCTGACGCGGGAGGCATAGACCAGCCGCGTGTATAGCAGTAGCGCTTACACAATTCCCTGATGGAACAGGGGGGGTCACCATAGTAGACTTCATAAGTGTGGTCTGATTCAGGTGCTTGACCTATAATAGGGTCAATTGAAGGTGCACCCAAGGGGTTATCAGCCATCCCTTCTTCCTCTTCGCGTTCTGGTGGTATACCAGATTGTGATGCGAGGGGTTCTTTAAATAAATGATAATTCGAGAATTTCTCGTTTGTAGGTCCAGCGAGTTTCAAATCCTCGCATGCAGAAACATACACATTAACAGAGATACTTGAATCAGTACTCGGACTAACTAAGTCATTAAGTACAGCTACTTCTAGCACTCCATTGGTATCATTTGGGTTTGGGTTGAGCCTTGACGCCGTCGTAAACGGTGTCGTCATAAAGTAGGGCTCACTACAATTCTTCCAAGGGGCCGATTGCCCCCATCCTACTACTATTTCAAAATCCTCCATTTCCGCGATGTCTACGACCCTCGAGTAGTTGGTGTTATAATTAACCGCACTCGTAAAGAAATTTGGGTCCCATCGTATGAGGAGACGACCTTTGTGGAAATTGCTTTTTACTACTTGAAATCTAAATTTAATAGATCCTTGCCAAGATTCGAAAGCTGTGGCCATGTGGGCCATTGGCGTCATGTGAATCTCCTTATCTAACTGAGAGTAGAGCATTGGAGTCACGCGACAATTCCATAGTAAATCGTCTGGTGTTTGGGTGGGAGTCCAGTCAAATGACGTAAGATATGACTCCCGTTGTACATATTCCGATATTCCCATCTCATCCTCCCCGGACAGCCCTGCTGTCCTCGAATCAATCGTCAATTCCGCCTTACTATCCAGTGTCAATTTTTGGCATGCGTCAGCAGCATCCGTATTGGCCAAATTTCCCGCAGGAAGTGGCTTTTGTAACACTATATTGGAGATTATGGACGGACGGCTAAACCCAAAAATTTGGGCAACCTGTCCTAACTTATTGGAGGCAACTTGCGTCGCCGTCATATATGGTCCTATCACAGGGACACTCTTCAATAATCCAGCGGCCTCTGCTATCGCAGCAGCAGGCTTGGAAATGATACCAGTCCCATACTCGTCATTATTCAACGAGTTTCCTTTATTTTTTGCCCCTAATTTGCCGCCGCCTCGGCCACTCTGACTTACGAGTGGTGGGTCCGAAGACGTTGGCACAGTCAATACTACATCTGTAGCCCATAAATAAATGGTAACTGTAACGGGGTCATTTCCCAGGTTAGCATGCAATAAATTGCCAAACGACTTGATGTAAACATCTCCCATGTCGTCCCAATCCGCCGCAGGGATCTCTAGATAATTTTTATGCCACATAAAAGGCATTTCTAGTTCCCCACCTTGGTTATTCGCTGGGTTTAGGAAAAAGTGCGGTTTTTGAGATGCCGCTACCAAATCAACATTTAAGAAATTTCTTTCTACTGTCAACTGATCATCAAATTTATACGGGTTGTAAGTCACCATAGCCCTTCCATAATGGAATTGGGTTCCTGAAATAACCGCCTTCATATGCAATTTCATCCGAAGTAATTCATAGTTCTTGATTTTATCGCGAACGATCGGGTTCTCGCAAAAGGCAGTCCAGGGGTTAAACTTGTAAAACATTGGGGCTCCAACTGACCACGTTTGTGCTGACTGTCTAATAGGTCGAGACAGAAAACTGGAAATATCTGCCGAAGCATTATACCCCAGATCCATAGTGCTATCGTATGCACCGTCCAGCGTGGTCGTATATCCCGCGTCCTGATCCGCAAAGGATGTGATTTGCTCCGTCGATGACGGTGAGCTTTCACTGACACTGACTCCAGGTTCCCCTGATTGTGAGTCAAGCATCGTACTATGCAACTTTAAGAGAGTTGCCAACTCATTTAATAAATTATAAAAGTTAGTAATGCATTTATTTACATAACAAGCGCGTAGCATTAATCGACGCTTGACAGTGCTATATTTATGAATAATATGTAAGTGTCCTGTCCACTACTCGATATACAAAGGACATTCAGATCCTCCGAGCGTGCGTATATACAAAATACATAGCCCTCTTTGATTTTGGCTCATAGGCCTCCAGCACGGGAACGGCGCCGGGATCGCAATATTTAACGTCTGCTGTGATCAGTGAAGACTGGGCCTCCCTACAAAAAAGGGAGTTTGATATTGTGCTCTTCCAATCGGCCTTTGTGCACATTGTGCTGACCGACGAGCTCAAATCCATCATACGTGTAGATAACGGCATACACGGCAATCTTGGGGTATAGGGCATGCATAGCATTTCCAAAATCCCTTGCCTGTTCCTTAACACGCTTAAACTTGACCTTATCCTTCTTTCCATTAGCGGCACTACAGCATTTGACCTCAACTACCACCATCACATTCATGAATGAGGCAACATACAAGAGATCGCTTGAGCGGCCACCTGGGAAATCATATTCTTTAGCAGTACACTTCAACGGCATTTCTGCCATTGCTTTCAATTGCAACTGTTCTTCTTCCGAATTCACTGTGCATTCTGCTTTTTCATGCTTGTATCCAGCCTGTGATTCCAATCCAAATTTCTCAACATACCATTTCTTCCTCTCATCATAGTCCATGATAGGACCAACGTAGCCAGACAACCCCGTCTTATCGGCGACTTGTTTCAATTCTGCTACTCTCTGAGTATAAACTTCACGTCCAAATTCAAAGTACTTCAGCGCTACATTTTGTATTGCTTCCGCACTAGATTGCTCCATAGATAGTACTTCCGACTTCTTGTGAGCGTGCAACATCTTTGCGATTGAATCCTCCTCCACAGGTGAACGGTAGAGTTTTAAGTCCTCGTCATACTTCGCATAGTGCTTCAAAAATGATGCATCAGCTAGGTTAACAAAAGGGACAGACTCCGCGTCCTTATCAGCCATAGTGTACTTAATATCCACATCAGCTAATTCCTGTGCAATGGCCGTATGATTAAAATCATCATATCCCTTGGCCACCGTCATAATATTATCATCTCCCTATGTCATCAACGACACGACCTGATCAAACCTTGGGACACGCCACCACCTACGCTTCTTC